TATTCATACCGTGAAAATTTCAGAGAATGAATTAAGAAAACAACAAGTATCTGGATTCTATAGAGATGTAGAATTAAGTCCTCCCGGTACAGAGACTAATGGAGAGTTATCTAAAAAAGAACGTGAGCTAGAAGGAACTAAGAAGACAGGTAAAAATGAACCTGTATATACTTTGTTAGAGTGTCACGTTAATTTAGACTTAGAAGGTTTTGAAGATGTTGGAGCAGATGGTGAACCAACAGGAATAAAATTACCTTACATCGTTACAGTCGAAGAAGGTAGTAGAGAAGTTTTGTCTATTAGACGAAACTATGCGCCCGATGATCTAAAGAAAAATAAAATCCAATATTTTGTCCACTTCAAATTTCTGCCAGGACTAGGATTTTATGGCTTTGGACTCATTCACATGATTGGCGGATTGAGCAGAACGGCAACGGCTGCTCTCCGTCAATTATTAGATGCTGGAACTCTAGCTAACTTACCTGCAGGATTTAAACAACGTGGGGTTAGAGTTAGAGATGAAGCGTCACCAATACAACCAGGTGAATTTAAAGATGTAGATGCACCAGGTGGAAATTTAAGAGATGCGTTCTTTCCATTACCATACAAAGAACCAAGTCCAACATTGTTACAATTATTAGGAGTTGTTGTACAAGCTGGCCAAAGGTTCGCGGCTATTGCTGATATGCAAGTGGGTGATGGTAACCAAGGCGCTGCAGTAGGAACTACTGTTGCACTTCTTGAACGTGGATCACGTGTGATGTCTGCTATTCACAAAAGATGTTACGCAGCGATGAAACAAGAATTCAAATTATTAGGTAAAATAGTTTCACAATACTTACCACCAGAATATCCTTATGATGTTGTGGGTGGTGCAAGAAATATTAAACAGACTGATTTTGATGATAGAGTAGATGTAGTGCCAGTAGCAGACCCTAATATATTTTCAATGTCTCAAAGAATTACACTTGCACAAACGCAATTACAAATTGCAACATCAAATCCACAGATGCACAACATGTATCAAATCTATAGAAACATGTATAATGCAATTGGTGTTAAGGATGTAGATGCAGTTCTACCTCCACCTCCACCAACTGCACCAAAAGATCCAAGTTTAGAGCACATTGATGCAATGGCAGGAAAACCTTTTCAAGCTTTTCCTGGTCAAGACCACAGAGCACACATCACAGCTCACTTAAACTTTATGTCTGTTAACATGGTAAGAAATAATCCACCTGTTATGGCTGCAATACAAAAAAATATACTAGAACACATTTCAATTATGGCTCAAGAACAAGTTCAAATGGAATTTAGAGAGCAGTTAATGCAAATGCAGCAGATGCAACAGATGGCTGCAATGGATCCACAGGTTCAACAACAGTTACAAATGGTTACAAACCAAGTTGAGTCAAGAAAAGCGGTGTTGATTGCTGAAATGACTGAAGAATTTATGAAAGAAGAGAACAAAATTACTTCACAATTTGATTCAGACCCACTATTGAAGCTAAAATCACGTGAAGTTGACCTAAGAGCGATGGAAAATGACAGAAAAAGAGAAGCTGATCAAACAAAAGCTGATTTTGATAGAGCAAAATTGATGCAAGCAAGAGAATTAGCTGAAGATAAGATGGATCAGAACGAAGAATTAGCAGAATTAAGAGCAGGAGTAAGTCTTGCAAAAAAAAATAATGCTAATATAAACTAATAGAGGTAAAAACTATGATGAACTATAAAAAAGCAAAACAAATGGCAGTTCCAAGTCAAAATGTTGAAGTAGATCCAAGATCTAAAACAACTGCTGACGGTTCTTTCAACTATATTCCTACTGGAGACAAGGAAAAAGTTGGTGGACAAAAAAGAATGCTAGCTGAAAAGAAAAAACCGGCTACTTGGTACTAATATGTGGTTATCGGCAATCAAATTAGCCGTTTCTGCTGGAAGTAAAATTTACGCTAACAAGCAGAAGACGAAAATGGCAATGTCTGAAGCACAATTGATGCATGCTACTAAAATGGCCCAAGGTCAGGAAGCTTACCAAGGAAAATTATTAGAAGCAAGGCAATCGGACTGGAAGGACGAGGCCGTTTTGATAATTCTAAGTTTGCCCGTGTTGGTGCTCGCGTGGGCAGTGATATCGGATGACCCAACAGCGATGGATAAGGTAAAATTGTTCTTCGATATGTTTTCTCAGCTCCCGTCATGGTTCACAAATCTTTGGATACTTGTCGTGGCGTCAATATATGGTATAAAGGGTACACAAATTTTTCGTAACGGAGGAAAAAAATAATGTCAGGATATGTAAGAGCAGTAAATTTTGTTAAAAATTTAGTTAAAGGTAAAAAAACTTCACCAACTATTGTTGGTACTACACCAAATGTTGGTAATTTAAAAAAGAATAAAGAGACTTTTGATAAACTTAAAAAAATTACAGACACCTATGTTGTAAAAGCAGGTAAAGTTGATCCGGGTTTAAAAAAAGCACTTAGAGATTCAGGTTCTAAATCATTACAAAAAACAGATAATATTTTAAGAAGAAATAAAGAATCAAAAAAAATGTTTAAAACAGTTGAAAGTAAAAAAGATGGCGGAAGAATGGGTCTTAAATTTGGTGGTGGAGCTGACAAACAACTTTCATCTAAACAAATGAAAATTGCATCACTAGCAGGTAACAAGAAAAAAATTGATGGACCTGATTTTAAAAAACTTAGAGCAATGAAATCACCAATTTCTAAATCAGTAAAAAAAGCATAATGGCTAAACTCTGCGCAAAAGGCAAAGCAGCCGCTAAAAGAAAATTCAAAGTCTACCCTTCGGCATACGCGAACATGTATGGTTCAGCAGTATGTTCTGGTAAAGTTACACCAGGTGGCAAGAAGAAAAGAAAAAAAGCTATGGGTGGTGGAATGATGGATATGACTAGAATGAAATACCTTAAAGGAGGACAAGTATAATGGCATTTGATTTCCCATCAGTAGCAACTGAAAAAAGAAAAGCTAAAGAAAAAAATAAAAAACCTATCACTACAAAAGGTAGTACGGTAAAAGAAGAAAAAGAAGATAAAAAATATGCTAAAACTTTTAAACCTGTTCTTGGCAAAAAAGAAGGGATTAAAAAAGAAATATCTATAACGCAACTAGATGATGCTTTAAGTAGAACTAAAAATACAAATAAAATTTCTGATAAAGGTTTAAAAAAAGTAGTAGATGCTGCAGCAGATGATGCACAATTAACTCGTTCATTAAGAAAAATGGAAAGAGATTTATTTAGAGTCGGTGGAAGAGCCGGATACAAAGATGGCTCTAAAGGTTGTGGAAAAGCCAAAGCAGGAAGAGGAAGAGCTTACGGAAAGAATTCGTAATGCGTACACACTTTTCAAAAGGTGGTTTAAGACAATGGGTAGCGGAGAAATGGGTAGACATTGGAGCGCCGAAGAAAGACGGCAAATATCAACCTTGCGGGAGAAGCAAAGGCTCAAAGAGGAAATATCCAAAATGCGTCCCACTTGCAAAAGCCACACGGATGTCAAAAGGGCAAAAGGCGAGTGCTGTCAAACGAAAAAGAGCAGCTGGTAATCCTGGCGGTAAACCAACTAACGTAAAAACATTTGCATAATGAACTTAGAAAAAGATTTACAAAGATTAAAAAAAGAAAAAGCATTAAAAGAATCTGCTATTGCTCAACTTAGAAAAAGAAGTAAAGACTCTTTAGCTAGACCTAGAGCAGAAAAAAATATACTATCTAACAACCCTAACATGCAAAAAATCTAATGAGAAAAAAAGAAAATCCTATTAGAAAAACTACTACAGGTAAGGGTGCTAATTATAGAAAAACAAAATCTGGAGCTGGAATGACAGCTAAAGGTGTAAGAGCTTACAGGGCAGCAAACCCTGGAAGTAAATTAAAAACAGCCGTGACTGGTAAAGTGAAGCCAGGATCAAAAGCTGCTAATCGTAGGAAGTCATACTGCGCAAGATCACTTGGACAATTAAAACGGTCATCAGCAAAAACTCGTA